TAGGGCAGGAACTCCACCGCCGGTACTGTTATTTAACTACCTAGGCGAATATCAATTTAACAATGTGCCTGTCTTACCTAAGGCATTTGATTATACATATCCGGCAGATATAGACTATGTCCCAATAAACACATCGGGATATAGTCGTTCAGTTACAGGAGAAGAAATAGTTAATCTTCCTGCCGGTTCCTCAGGCGGATACACATACGTACCTACGTATATGACACTTACTATCGAATTAGAAACCCAGTACATTCCTATTAAACTTAGAAATGAATTTAATCTCGACGAATTTAGATCGGGTAAATTAATAGGTAAAGGATATATTTAATATGGCACAAAATTCTAAAGATACTAGTCAATATTCGCTGACTCCCGTAAAGAATTGGTATTTAGATTTATGGGTACCGAGAGATATTCCTAAAAGTGATTTTGATAAAATTGCTATAATTCCTCCTGAGTTTGACCAACGGCCAGATCTTATGAGTCAAAATGAATATGGTACACCTAAATTATGGTGGGTATTCTGCATTAGAAATCCAGATCTAATTATAGATCCTATAAATGATTTTGTTTCTGGATTAGAAATTTACATTCCTGCTAATATATTAAAACAATAATATGGATATTTTAAAAAACTTTATGTCGGGCGGCAGTGGTGATTTCGGCGGCGGTGGAGCCTCCGGTTCATGGGAACCTTCGGTAGGGCCCGTTCTTGATCAAACTGCTGCAGAAACTGCACGATTACTAAGATCTGGAACACCTAGTAATCAGTCTGCTGCAGAAACTGCACGATTACTTAGGTCCGGTTCACAATTTACACACGATTCAGAGAATACTGTTGTATCTAGCAAGCCGTCCGATAATATCAAACTGAATAAAGCATTTCTACCAAATATATTGGACAATTACGATGCGGTGACTTATCACTGGAAATTGTTTATTACGACGCCGGCAGCGTCTTCGTCTGGTAATATTTTCGATCTCGGATCACAAACTATTATCGCTGAGTCAGGTGTTACAGATCTTACTATCGATAATGTTGAAATCAGGAGCTTAGTAACACCGTCTGTAGAATGCGGAACAGGGACATCAACAAATGTAAAATTTCAAGTAAAGGAACCGGGCGGTGCTAGCATGATTGATAGAATATTCTATCAATCACTTGCACTAGGTATAGGTAACTGGAATGTAATGCCGTTTTATTTACAATTACAATTCAGAGGCAGAACGCCCGGAACATCTGAAGCAGACGATAGTGCGCCGGGAACCATAAGTAGTCTGCGCTGGTTATGGTCACTAAAAATATCCGATATTAAAGTAAATGTTACTAATGTCGGCGCTGTATATGATTTTACTGCTACCATTTATGATGAATTAGCGCAAAGCAATGCACATTATGTATTGCAATTTCCTGTGGTGCTGGATAACCTTAAGAATTTCGGCGATGCTATGACAAAGCTAACAGAAAAACTAAATGGCGACGAGATTTATAGGATGTTAGGCACTTGTAGCATTCCAAATTCATATAAAATTATTGTTGACCCCGATATTGCTGGATTTGAAATTACACCAGGTAACAGTAATACGAATTCTGTAAGAAACAATAGTACAGTTTCGTTTGAAGGTAAAAATTGTCAGTTACCGGCGGGTACATCTGTTGATAAAATTATCGATGCCCTTCTTGCTAATACCGATCAATTTCAAACATTAATAAATCATTCTCCTACTCCTGGGAGTCCGGGCGTTACTATGCCTGAAGAAAAAGGTCAAATGAAAGAACTTTGGAGAATAATTACCGAAACTCGACCACTTGCATATGATCCACGTCAGAAAAATTTTGCTAAAGAATTCACAATATACGTCGTCAAATATGATCTGGGTGTTTTAAGTGCCAATACATTTCAGGATTTAGCAGGAGAAAAAACTATCGATGTAGAACGAAAAAGATTAATGACTTATATCAATAAGAGTATTCTGCGAAAAAAATATAATTACATATTCACCGGCCTCAACGATCAAGTTGTTAACTTTGATATTAAAATCAATAATGCATTCGTTGCCGCCGTTAATAGAATGGATGGTATATATTTTAACACAGCAATGGCCGATAAAGGCCCTGTAACTCATAATCATTCTGCTGATGAAGGCGCCCTGCTTGAAAAGGTTAGATTAGCAATGTCATTACAAAACAATGCATCAACCTCAACTACCACTGCTGCTAAGACAGCAATGGAAGAAGCTACTACAGCGGTCGCAACAGCAAATATTTCGGATAATGAAAAGAAAAGAATTACAAAACTACTAAGTGTATCAAAACCCGAAAGCAGAAATAATTTCCTAAAAGATGCAACTAAATTAGGTGGAATTGATGTTGATGGTGAATTTGCTAGAGTAAAGCTTCAATCGAAGAGTATTGCTACACCCGTTAAAGAAAAGACAACAGATAAAAATTTAAGTTTCATCTCTGATATTGATATCGGCGGGATCGCCGCAAAAAATGCGTATACAGAATATTTGAAGGGTATAAAAGGTCAACTAAGACCGGTGGCAAGAATGGATACCATGCAACAACGGCAGATAGGCTTAGGTGTAGAATCGAACAGTAATTCAGGACTTCAAAAATTATCGAATATGTTTGCTGTCGCATTACATAGTTCAATGGATGTATCATTTGCACAGATAAATCTTTCAATCAAAGGAGATCCATTCTGGTTATTTCCGCCTCCTATATTACAGGGTGACGAAAGAATTTATAATTCTTTGAAATTAAGTGAACGTGAGGCAATTACTTCTATTACACGCGGACACTTCAATAGAAAAGATTCTGTTAATATATTGGGAACAGATAATTTTATTATTGTTAGATTTAGAACACCCCGTATATTTAATACAGAAGAGACCCCTGAAGGAGATCCAACATTTTCGGATGTAGAAATGTTTAGTGGTGTATTTAAGATAGTGTCAATTACAAGTAGGTTCAATGCAGGATTGTTTAGACAAGAACTAAACTGTCTAATAGATCATAATATAAATGTTATAAACTTTATGAAAGAAATTGAAGGGATATCAGCGGAACAAGATAAACCGAGCGTTACGACTGACTTATTAAATAGACAACAAATTCCTAAAACTTCTGTTAAATTAGACAAGGTAATTATGGGAAGTGCTGCAGAAAAAGTAAAGGGATTAGTTCCAGTAAATTTCGAGAATATATCCGCAATCAACACATTGGGTCCGGGAATTATGAATCAGGCAGCGTCTAATATCCCTTCTGCGGTTCCGAATATAATAACTGGTTTACCGAACATCTTTGGATAATATATGTCATATCTAGATTCAAATGCAAGGACAACGCGCCCAACACGTAACGAGCTTTCTCAGCCGCTTGGTAGAGTACCCGTGCTTAACGGTGTATTTGTGGGGTTTGTTAAGAGTTCTTCAGATGTTCAGAAAAATGGCAGACTACGTGTTTGGATTCCCGAATTAGGTTCGGCCCCCGAAGATGAACAAGGGTGGCTTACTGTAAGCTATTGTTCGCCCTTTGCTGGTGCAACAAACGTAGAAACAATTGGTAAATCTGATTTAGAAAATTTCGATAAAACACAAACCTCGTATGGTATGTGGATGGTACCGCCGGATATAAACAACAAAGTATTAGTTATGTTTATAAATGGTGATACCGCCAGAGGCATATGGATAGGTTGCCTTTATGATCAGTTCATGAACAATATGGTTCCAGGTATGGCAGCTGATTCAAAGAGTTGGCAATATCCGGGAAAACAAGTACCTGTTGCAGAATACAATAAGTGGGATACAAAAGTAGTACAACCGGATCGTGCATTTAAGCCTTACGAAAAAACAAAGTTTAAAGGATTAGGAAATCAAGGCCTTATTACTGATCAGGGTCGTGGTATAACAACATCCAGTGCAAGGCGCGAATCTCCTAGTAATGTTTTCGGAATTCTGACGCCCGGGCCTGTTATAGATTCAACTGCAACTCCTAATAATATTCGCCGAAAAGGAGGATCATCTTTTATTATGGATGATGGCAGCGGAACTGAATATGTTCAACTAACGACAAAATCCGGTGCTCAAATTAGATTAGATGAGAGTAATGGATTTGTCTACCTTATCAATCGAGATGGTACCGCCTGGGTACAAATGGATCAGAAGGGAAACATTGATATCTTTGGTGCAACTAGTATTTCTATGCGAGCACAGAAAGATATTAATCTTCGAGCGGACGGAAATGTTAATATCGAGGCTGGTCAAAATATCTTCATGAAGGCTGCTAAAGATACGAAAACATCAACAACAACCTTTACATATGACGTAAACAATATTCCTAAACCACTTACAATTCCATACTACAAATTTGTAGGCGAAGGTGCCGGTGAAGGCGGTAATATTGTAATGCAGGCCCTTAATGACACTCATACCAAAGTTAAAAATAATTCTTA